TAATCTTTTACAATATCTATATTTCTTAATTTATCAAATTTAATTTTAGTATTTATTTCTTCTGGAGTAGATGTAAATATATCTAAATCTGGATCCATTATATATTTAGCGTTTAAAAAAAATTTTTTTTTTATAAAATTATATAAATGAAAATGTTATCTAATATGGTATTTATAATTATTTTAATATTACTTGTTATCATACTAATATGTATGTATTTCTTCTTTAATGATATTCGCAAAAATAAAAACAAAATTAATATTTGTGAATCTGATATCTCATCTTTAAGAGAAAGATTAACTAGTATTCAGCAAAAAATAAATTTTATTGAAACTACTTCTTCTAATAAAGAGAATGATTTATTAAATGGCCAAAATTTTTCTGATATACTTGAAAAGCTTGGATCAATGAATTCTGAATTATACAGAGAAGAAATGAATGATGAAGAAGATCAAGATTTTTCGGAAGATGCATCAGATGATGCATCAGATGACGAAGAATCAGAAGATGAAGCATCGGAAGATGAAGCATCGGAAGATGAAGCATCGGAAGATGAAGCATCAGAGGATGAAGCATCGGAAGATGAAGCATCAGAGGATGAAGCATCAGAGGATAATGCATCTGAGAAAGATGCTTCTGAAGATGCTTCAGAAGTTGAAGAGGTAAAAATAATAGAAGAAAAAGTTATTCTTCCAAGTAAAAAAGAAGTAGTAAAGGAAGAAGAAGTATCATCAAATGGAATTGATGATTTAGAAGAAGATGAAGAAGAAATAAAGCCTAAGAAAAATATTGATACTAAGAAAATACCAAAAAAATCACTTTCTAAATTAGAAGTTGGAACAATTGAAGTAGGTGAAGATAAAAAAACAAAATATGTTGTTGAATTAAATAAAGCAGGTCGCAAATATTGGAAAAAAATGTAAATAAATATTATTTATAAATATATCATAAAATAAAAATTTATTTTATGATTTAATTATTATAAAAAAAATATTACTATTAATATATAAATGACTACTTGTAATAAAACATCTAATAATAAATATTTTGATTGCCCCGCAAGAATGGATGACGGAAGAGCATTCACTGATTATAGATCAAGTACCATTGTTGATGAAATGATTAAATATAGTAATAATGTTATGAGTAGCAATGACTATCGACAATTTTTAATTCACAATGGAAGTAATCTTATCAATGTTAGCAGAGATTATACTAAGGAAAAACTTGCAAATGGTGATTGCAACTATAAAGAAGTTCCTTTCAGCAGAAACTGTGTTATAAATGATAAATTTAGTCGTTGTACTTTAGGTGCACCTAATGGAATTGGTCTTAATAATGTTGTTTCTCCAAATGATCATTTAAAAGTTGAAGATAATGATGAGAATGAAGTTAAAGGCTATTCTGATTTTAAATCTATGAATGAACATTTTGTTAGTCCTCCTTTAGATCAAATTTATCCTAATAATTGGGATAATAATAAAGAAAAACGTTGTTAAATTTTTATACTTATATATAAATATATATGAATTCAAAAAAAGTAGTTAGCCCCAAAACACATAAAATGAAAGAAGAACTAGTTAATTTATTATTAAAATTATTAATATCTGTAAAAGTTTATCATTGGAAAACAAAATCATATGCTTTACATAAAGCAACGGATAAATTATATGATTCGTTAAATGAAACAATTGACCATTTTGTTGAAATTTTACTTGGTAAAGAAGAAAGTCGTTTAAATATGAAAGGTAAAAGTATTGAAATAAATGATCCTAAAAATATTGATGGATTTAAAAAAATAATTTATAATTACAGAATATTATTAGAAAAAAAAATAAATAAATATTTAGTTCTTGAATCTAATACAGATTTACTAAATATTCGCGATGAAATATTAGGCGATCTAAATCAATTTTTATATTTATCAACATTTACATAATCTTATTTTTACAAAAATATAATTTGAATAAATTTATTTTTACAAAAATATAATTTGAATAAATTTATTTTTACAAAAATATAATTTGAATAAATTTATTTTTACAAAATTATAAATATAAGGATAAATTACTTATATTTATAAATGGATTCATTAAATCAATATGTTGCAATTGAAGAAACTACAGAATCTCTTATTTCTATTCTTGTTTATAATAAAAAGAAAATAGAAATTATTCATAATTTGGAAAGTCATCTTGAAAAAGCTAAAAACATTACCAATATAAATAAAAAAACACGTGTAAATAATAGGCTTTTTAATCTTATAAAAAGAATTTCAGACTCTGAAATTGAAGATGAACAAATATATCCTGGAACATTATTTTTTGTTGGAGATAAAACAATTGAACATAAACTGAGTATTAATGAAGTAAAAACTGCGCGTGAATTTAATATACCTGAATTTTATATTGCATTTGAAAATAAGTTTTTAATACTCTATTTTTGTGATATTTTTTATAATTTTAATTTTATTTATGGAATTTATTGTAACAAGAATGAAGTTACTATAAAAGAATTGAATAAAAATAAAGAACGAACTATTTTAAAGAAAAATATTGGAAATGAAGGAGTTTTATTTGAAGAACTTGATGGATTAAAGATATCAAATAAAATTATTTTTATTTTTGGTAAATCGGGAATAATTGATAAAATAGATTTTAAAAATAAGAATAGTTTTAATAGGTTAGCTGAATTAAACTATTCTAGAAAGGATTTATATGAAATATATGAAACACAAGAAATGAAGAAAAATCATCTTCTTTTAGAAAAAAAATTAAATGATTTACAAAACTCCAAAACAAATACTGATCTTTATATTTTTGGAAAATTAAAAATAGATTTCAAAGACGCTATCGAATCTTATATTATAAAAGAATTATATATAGAAGAAAATAAATTAGAAAAATTAAAAACTTTTATTGAACCTGATTTATTTAATTTTACTATTATACCTATCAGGGTATTAGAAAATGGAGATATTGCAGACTCATTTATTAAAAACTATAATGGATTAATGGGTATTAAATATTACGCTATTTAATTATAAAAAAAAATATTATTAATTAATATACTATGAGTAATAATAATAGTTTTGCTGGAATTAATTTTGATGATCCCAATACAAAAAAAATTTTTAAAACACATGAAGATACAATGTGCCCATCATGGAAAGACTCTAATATGAAAAATATTATTTGTGATACAAATGTTAAAAAAGTAGACTCTGATAATATTATGGTTAAAGGAAATGTTCATGAAGATTTAGCTAACTTATCAAGTCAACAAACAATATATATGAAATATTGGGCAGCAAATCCGGTTGTTTTTAATAGTAGTTATTCTGGTAGTGGACTTCCTTTTCAAAATGAATTTCAAGCATTTGATAACAATGTAAATAGAGGAAAAGTTAAAATTGTTAATGGAAAATTTAGTTTTTATTTACAAACACCAAATAGCTATTACTTAAACATGGGAACATTTTTAGTTGGGCCTGAAGTAAAAATTCAAGCATTTGATGAGAACAATAAAGCCGTTACTGATATTCAACTTATATCTTTAGGAAATTCTATTCCATTTAGAACTTTAACATGGCCTCAAAAAAGAGATTGGAATCAAGGACCACTCTTTTATGTTAATAAAGATATGCCCCTTATTCGTACACAATATCAAATATTAATGGATTCTGCTTATCCAACTAATGGAAAAACTCCTGATAATTTTTGGGGTAAAAAACCACCTATGTAATAAAAATTGATTTATTAATAAGAATAGATTAAAGGTAATATGTTATAATTAAATTAGAATAACAACAACAATAATAATGGCTGATCAAAATTATTTTGAATGCCCTATATGTATTACTAGTATTTGGCGGCATGATAATATAATTACATGTAGTTCATGTAATTATAGCAATTGTGCTGATTGTCACAAATCATATTTATTAACTAGCTCAAATGATCCACACTGTATGAATTGTAGAACAGTTATTCCTTACGCAAAAGTTCTTGACCAATTCGGTTCATGGATTTTTGGGAAATATAAAAAGCATCGTGAGAATTTATTATTTAATAAAGAATCATCATTAATGCCAGCAACGGTCAATAAATATTCAACTGATAAAAAAATTGCGGCTTTGAAAGAAAAGAAAAAAGAACTTCGTCTTCAAATCCAAAATATTGAAATTGAAATTTGGGGTTTAAAAAATCCTACACCTATTGAACAAACTGAAACTAAAAAAAATGGATTTAAATATATTTATAGATGTCCTCTGGAAGATTGCAAAGGTTTCTTGAATAAAGATGCTATTTGTCAAATTTGTGATAATTTAATTTGCACCAAATGCTATACTGAAATTAATAAAGATCATGTAGATGAGCACGAATGCAATGAAGATTTAGTTCAAACATTTAATGAAATTAAACGCGATTCTAAACCCTGTCCTTCTTGTGGATTTTTTATTTCCAAGGTGAATGGATGTGATCAAATGTTTTGTGTGTCATGCGGTACTCCATTTAGTTGGAGAACAGGTGCTATTGAACAAGGTATTATTCACAATCCACATGCCTATAATTATTTTCAAAATAATCCAGAAGCACAAAGAAATTATTTAAATGGTATTAATCAAGCAGCAAGAGCTGATGGATGTAGAACATTTATTCCAAATATTATGCAATTTAAACCTGCATTGATAGGTAGAAAAGAGATTCTTGAAGCAATCCATACTGCAACTGCTGAGTTTCGCCAATATAGAAGAAATAGATTTCAAGACGCTATAAATAGAGATCCTGAAGAAAACAATGATCTTCGATTAAGATATATTCACAATGAAATTAATGAAAAAAAATTCAAAGAACTTATTCATGCTCGAGATAAAAAGATTAAGTATGTAAAGGAAGTTTGCAGAGTTATTATTTCTGCATATGATACATTTGAAATATTACTATGGGCAATTGTTGATAATCAACCAAACGATGAACCTCTTTCTTATGTAGAAGAAACAAGGGTAAAAAATCAATTATCTAATATACTTGATATGTTGATAAATACTCGCACTAGTGTAAATAGTGACTTAATGAAAGTAAGCCACTCTTTTCACTATAGTTCATATTATTGTATAGAAGAAGATTATCGTCCTCCTTATATAAGTGGAATTTGGTAGATTAGATTCTTACAATAATTCATAGTCAAAATTTATTAAAAACTGATTAAATGGAATAAATCCATATGATATATCAGCATTTTTGTTATAACCTCTTAACACATGAACATTTTCAGAAGGCACTGATACACGAACTGCTAAAATCCCCGTATCAATATTTAAATTTTTAGGTATTTCAATGATAATATCTTGTTCATTAACACCTTGTAATTTATCTATTTTAAATGATTGAATTGTGAATAAACATGTATTTCCAGGATTGTTTTCTTTTATTTTATTATTTTTGTAGGGTAATATTTGAGAGTCTATTTCCTTTATTTGAGAGTGAACCTCTATATTAATTTGAAATTTTACAGCTTCATAAATGAATCTTTCTTTTTCTGGCACAATGGCTAATATTTCAAGATTATTTGAATCTCTAAATCCTTTATATTTACTAAGATCAATACTCTGTATAATATTCCAATAAAAATTATTCATCTTTATTTTTTTTTTAAACGGTATTATACTTCCACTTGGAACATAATCTAATGGAAAAAATTGAACGTCGCGTTTATTATTTTTATTCATAAAACATTCTATCTTCTTTTCATTAATATAATTTGTTTCGATTCTACTATTTATTTCCATTACATTCGGTGGAAGATAAAATGTATCAAATACTATATTATTTTCAGTATGATTCTTATTTATACCTATTCTAAAATCTGTTCTATTATTTTCAGATAGTATTAATTTTTTTATACCATATAATAGACTCTTTCTATATAATATATTTCCAGATGGACCCTGTTCTCCTTTTTGTCCAGGTAACCCTCGGGGGCCTGGTGGTCCTTCCGGTCCTATTAAATTCATTGATTTTAATTTATTAAAAAATTGGTTAAAACTTATTTCAACTTGTTGATCTGATGCAGATGTTCTTTTTAAATCATCAAATTGATATGGTCTAGAATTATTGCTATTATATAAATCTTCTAATGATTTATTATATTTTGAATAATCAGTATTATCTTCATATGAATCATTACATTGATTTGTTTTTTTTAAAAAAATTTGTCCTGATTGATTATTATATAATAATTTATAATCACTCATATATTGATATTATATATTATATTTTTTAATATTATTCGTAATATTAAAAATTAAGATGGAAAGAATAGTGAGTAAGGGTAAGAATTAAATTATTTCCCTAATGTTTTAACAACTCTATTTTCTCCATTTACAAATCCAATTCTTTGTGGATTAGATGCTGCTACTGATTTTGCATCAAATACTTCAGATGTGTCTTTATCTATAAAAATAGGACGTGCTTTGGTTCTATCGATTATTACTGGTTTCTTTTTATCATCATAATATAAATAGAATTTATCTTTCTTATTATCATATAAATATGCTAGTTTATCATAATATATTGCACGCGTTAATAATCGTTCCACTTTTTTCTTATTTTGAACTGTATATGATTCTATTATGTCTTTTGATATATTTGGATGATATGAAAACCCTTTTGCATCTTTTCCAAAATTATAACATGAATATTCTCCTTTAATATCTGGTGCATTTAATACACAATCAAATGCACACTCCTTCATAACTTCAATTAATTGATTAATAATTAACTGTTTCTTTAATGATAATCTTTCAATATGTTCATCTGTACTCAATTTATCTTTGGTTAATAATAAATCTTTCTTAGAATAAACTGTAAAATATCGAAAGATTTCAATATTTCTATCTTTAGGCGGTAAACTCATATGTGAATTTCTTCTAACACCACGTCCAATAACTTGTTCGATTCTCATTTGATTCCAATATGGTTCCATAATATGAATTTGACGAATATTTTTAAGATCGAGTCCTTCAGCACCTGCAGAAGTTGCTAATATAATCTTAATAAATTTTCCGTATTTATTTTCAGGACTAGTAAATATTTTTAATATTTCCCTTTTTTCATCTTCATCTTCTGTACCTGAATAGATTGCATATTTAGGAAGTTTATTATTTGCACTTGTTTTTGCTTCATTACTCGACGGTAGAACATATTTTGAATAACCATTAAAATCAAGAACTTTTGAAAATATTTCTACTCCTTCTAATGTTCTAAAATTAGAGTATATAAATACAAGCCCTGGAGATTTATTTACATTTTCTAATATAGTTTTCATTTTAGGAGATAATTTATCAAGGCCTTCTGGCCCAGGTACTAAATATTTCTCTCCATTTTCAACTAATTTATCAATTGCTGTTTGAATTCTTAATTTATAATCTTGTGTTAATTTTCCATTTTCATTAAGCAGTTCTTCAGCTTTCATCATCTTTTTTATATTTTCTGATGTATTAGAATTATTATTTTGTTTCTTTGTAAGAGATACTACAAATCGTGGGTCTGGATAAGGTCTATGTATTTCTTCTGGAAAAACAAAATTACTTGCTTGTCTTGAAAAAACTCTGAATGTACTAGTTATCTTTTCTTTCTTTTTTTTATTTGATGTTCCTCTTTCTGATAATCTTTCTTTTGCACGTAATATTTCATAAATTAAGAATTGATAATCACTCATATTAACTCTATAGTAATCAGTGTGTTTTACTTCAGGATAATTATCATTTGTTGATTTATAATAAGATATTAAACCAAGAATACGGCGCTTAAATACTTCTTCATTTTTTAATTTATCTCCTTTTTCAATATCTTCATCTACAAAATAATTTCTGAATGTATCTCC